ATCCTCTGTACTTGGATTTCGGGGGTGGAAATCGGACTGTTTATGGCGCCGAGAAACGAGTTTGTTTCACTGATTCTGATAGAGAACGCGCTCGCGCCGCTTTCTTTAAGAAACCTTTTTGTTTCTGTTCCCTTAAGAAAGTGTGCTCACACTGTCAACCTTGTACTGCTTTGGTTTCTCAAGATCGATTATACTCTCTCGATTTTCAAGAAACTGTGGCTAAATGGATGGCAAACGTCTCTAATCGCTCGAAGACCGTTCTTCATACCTTTATGGTAGTCGATCAAGGTATCAGTACTAATTGGCCCGTTTCATCATCATTGAATCACATTTCGTGTGTTAATGATGAGGTCATTTTCAGAGTCCTTGGTAACGAAGAAGCATATGAACATGTTAACTACGAAATCAAACCTATACGCGAATATCCTTATCGCGGTTCCCAACGGGTTCAGATTTTCGAGAAAGTTCAGCATTGCTATAAATTGAACGGTGTGACTTTATATGTCGTCGAATGGTCTTTTGATAAAATACTCAAAGCACGAAGTGAAGACACTGGTGTAAGCTCAATCATTGATGCCAGCAAAGGTATCATAGTTCAACGTGATTCAGCTTACTATTTGACACGTGTCGTTACTTCCACAAACCCTCTCGCCGAGATTCGTATTCCAGGCCGCTGGATTGACGTTGCCAGAAATGTCAACCCACCCGCAGGGAACGATGATCGAGCCATGGTTAATTATGCGCGTAGTATCTGCAATAATCTCATTTCTCACAACAACGATCCAACAACTCCACCTCACTCTCGAATTCCAACAGACAATATCACTGAAATCGGTGCCATGCTCGCTTTGTACTTAGCGACATCTTATAACGCCGGTTTAGCCAATCTTTTAGTAGGCATGCATGAAGACGACAATTCTCTTATCGTCAAGGAAATGCTCTCTAAAGGATCGCCTGCACGTATTGGTGCTCAAACGTTGATGAAAGAGAGTTCACCTATCTTACCTTTCTTAATGTGGATGTGTATCTTGTTGTCTTGTTATGGTGTTACCTATATTCTCGACTATTCCTATGAATTCTATTTAGTGGAAGCCTTTGTAGTAGCAGTAGCTACTTTCATGTTCTGGCCTTCACGCGAATCTGTAGATGACAAAGTTTTAGAAGAGTTTATTCGTAATGGTGCCAGTCGTCTAGCTGCTCCTATGGCTCCTAAACGATCTAGTATTCGTACCCATCGCGATTCGTGGTTTCGTCGAACTTTCCCTTTCTTATTCTTGTTCTCATTCTTTGGTTTTAGTTCAGCAACTAAATTGGACGATTGCATACGCATTTGTTCTCAAGCTGCAACTCCTCTCCAAAGACGTGAATGTCATCGAACATTGTGTCCTGAATCCGCCTCCTTTATTCAATTCGTCACATCCATTTGCATAGCTTTGGTAGTATTCTTTATGATCGTAACGATCATTGCTATCATTAGTTCTACTTGTGCTTTCTGGTTGACTTATTTGAAACGTCATGGCTTGTTTGGTCCGATTAGACATCCTCTACATTTTATTGAATGTTGCTTTTCATATGTCGTAGCAACAGTAGCTCTTGTTTTGTCTTGGAATTTAGGTTCCATCATGATACTGGTACGTGCTTTATTCAAAATTTGTGGTCTTCCGTTCGTTTTCATTTACCGTATTTTCTGCCTAGTAATTCGTGCTTTTTCCAGTACAATAAGCAGAATCTATAGAGTATTATATTGGATTGTTTCGAGTGTCTATCATTTTCTTACTTTTCGCTGGTTTAAGTTGTATTTACTTCGCCGTGCAAACCGTAACAAATCTTCTGCACGTATTATGACGGAAGGTTTAGTGACTTTGTTTGTCGATGAACCTGAATTTAGACCAGTCAGATCCGCTATGTTAGACCCTAATGAAGTCTCTTGTCATATGGTCGTTCTAGCTCATGCTTCACGTGGTTCTTTGTGGGTTGATCCTACCGAGTTAACGACTGACATGACTGACCTTATGAATCAAATGACTCAAATCGCCCACGCTGATGGCGTACCTAATCGTAATAAACAGAAAGCCGTCCTTCCATTACTTCTTCAATTTATCCAAATTCCTGGTCACCCTTTGAATTTTAGTTATTATGCTATATTTTTCTATCAGATACTCGGTGCTCAAGGATTTGACGGTTCTATTGACAGTGGATGGTCCGCTTTATGTTTCGTCGTTCTTGCTTGTTTTATGTTGGCTTACTTTTTGTGGCCGAAAACCGTTTCCTATGAGGAACACAAGCTGAACATTCTCCCTAGATCTTGTATAGATGCTTCCCACATTGCCCAATTGTCTGAACCCCTCTCTGAATACGCTAAAGCTAAGATCACCTGTAAAACTGAAGGTGCTTCTTTTCATACTTGCTCAGATGAGGCGACTCCAAAAACTGGAATTTGTCAGATTTATTGGACTTTTCCTGACCTTCTACCACCAAAAGCATTTCATAAATGCCCTTTAGTAGAATGTCATGCTCTTAGATGCCGCCAGTTGAAAAACTTACCTTACCCTGAACCAAAACTTCTCTCCACGTTTTCCTCATTCACTCGTGTTTTCAACAATGCTTTGATTGATCAGATTATGATCGATTTCAGAGTAGCCTCTTTTGATGAATGGATTGTACATTATCCAGGCTCCAAGAAGAAAGCTATTATGAGATCCAAAGAAGCATGTGAAAGTGAATATCTTACCAAGAATATCATTTATTCTGGTTTTCCTAAAACTGATGAGAAGGTCTGTGATTCCACTGAGAAACTTCCACGCCCTAGATGGGTCTCAGGTCCTAGTACATGGTATAAGATTGTAACTGGACCATTTTTCTATTCATTATCATATAGACTGGAACAAGTGCTTCCTGGATATTGCGTTTCTAAGAATTTTTGTGAACTAGGTAATTGGTACTCTAAAGCAATTGGTTCGATTCCTAATCCTGTAGTTTTCTGCGGGGATGGATCTGCTTTTGATAGTACTCAGCACCGTGAAATTCTAGAGGTCGCCGATGTCGAATTTTACAATTCGCTTATTGACGTAGTCGATTTAGTCGATTCGTTAGTCTGTGAAAGTGAGATTAGAAGATATGTGAGTTGGATAGATCACCGTGGATATGGCAAGTGGCATGCATACACTTTGTCTGGAACACAACCTAGCGGTAAGTCAAATACTACGGAAGGAAACACACGTCGCACAGTCTTGTACTACGCGTTTATTTGTTTCGCCGCTGGCATTCTCAAATTCGTGAAGATGCTAGCTAAAGGTGATGACGTCATTTTAATTTTGGAAAAACGTCATATCAAAGTCTTTGAAGCACATCGTCGTCAATTCTACACAGTAGAAAAAGAAGGTGCTCATGGTCTTGGACAAGTAATGCGCGAAGGTTTTTTTTATGAACCAGAATGTGCTGATTTCGTTTCTGCCCGCTTTATGCCTGTTAGTGATACAGAATTTGTTTGTATTCGACAACCTGAGAGAGCTATGCAGATGGACAGTTGGACCACCACCAATTTGAAATCTGTATCTGATGTGCGTAAACATTTATGGTCGGTTGGTATGTGTGGATTAGAATGGTCACGTGGCGTTCCAATTTTTGGAGCATGGTATCAATCCATGGTTCGAAATGGCGCTGTTGATCCCAAGTTTGCTGAAAAGCAAGAGCGTTTAGCTTGGGAAGGCAAAAACCGTTTTAACAACCACACAATCATCACTGAGCATTCTCGTTCTTGGTTCGCTATTCATTATAATATTTCTGTTGCTGAACAGGAGGCTATTGAATTATACTTCAACAATCTGACTTTTTCTTGTACTGAAAGTCTCCCTATTTTGGGTGAAAACTTCGTCAAGCCAGATTTTGCTGGAGTAGATTGCCTCTCTCTTTCGGTACCTTCAGTGAATTTGCGATCCGCAGTCGAGCGTAAGCTCCGCGATCCTAATGTCGTACACACTCTGACTCGTTTCTTCGAGTCATCCCGGGATTTTTAATATGGGAAATAAAACCGCCTTTTTCTTTTAATTTGCCATTAACCAGGACATCAGTTCACAC